GATTTGGACAAAATCCCAAACCGTGAATCGCTTGATATGGTTGCCATGTTAACAGCCTCCCCTGATGCCATGAATGAAAATCCCGAACGTCTGTTCTTGAGATATGACATACCATAACATCTTTTGTCTGCCTTGCAAGCCTCCCAGAATAAATAGAATAATCTATTGGACTCTCTAAAATCTGGCTTCCCAATATCAATCTTGGACCATTGCAAGTACATGTACTGAGTACCAGTAATATAAGTAGGCTTGTCTTTGTTAAAAAACCAATAACCTTTTTCACGCCTTTGAAATTCTTCTTCAATATAATCATACCATTCTTCTTTAAATTGTTCAGAGTAATTCTTCCAATCAAAAACAGTTTTAATATTTTTTAATTCTTTGGGATACTCAGCCGCCACCCATTTGTTACCTTCACTTTTAACTACGTTAGTAGCTTTAGGTAAGGCTATTACTAGATTTTGTATTTCATAAATCTCCCCAATTTCACCGGTCTTACTAATAACCACCATTTCATGATCTTCATCATAACCGTATTTCCATTTCTTAAATTTGTTGTTTCTATTTAAGACCTTGGTTTTAACGTGATTAGGTAAAATTTTATATAATGACTGTTCGTACATTATTTAGATCTACCTTCAGCGAATCCTTTAAAAGCTTTTTCTTCTTTAGCTTCTTTTGGTTTCTCGTTAAGAATATTGTCTTCTTCATCTATACGTTTAAGTATTTCAAAAGCATCAAATATTGCTAATTTTTTAGTAGCAGCAGCATTTTTAAGTTTGTCTGCTGTTAAATCATCATCTGAATCTACAATAAGTTCTTTAGCTACTTTAACTAATTCAGCTATTGCGATGTGCCCAGCTTGGATTATACTCAACTTGGTTTCCTTGGTGTTCATACTTGATTACAATATCATTAGATTTCATACAGAAAACCCTTTGCTCATCAACGATAAAATCCCATTCGCTGTTAGGAGTAAACCCTACAACATCACCTGGGTTAATATTAAGTGCTTTTAAGGAGTTATTACCATACTTTAGTATACCAATAAGCTTTTGCTCTTTATCGTTCGTTAGAATGTCTTCATTTTTTAGAGGCATTACAAAACATCTGTCTCCAAATGATTTCCAATCCTCTGTATTTTTATACAAATATATTTGATCTACAGCGCAGAAATATAAATCATCTTTAAAATATGATCTACTATTCTTTTTTACACCTTTCATGTCATAGAATACTCTAAAAACATTGTGGTGTATTAATACTATATCTCCTTTTTGTATATTTGTTTTAAATGCTTTTGGTGTTTCTACTACAACAGCTAAGTTGTTAACAGATTTAAAACTTTCTATCTTAGTATTTAAAACTAAAGTTTTGTCACCAATCTTTATCTCGTTTTCATATCTATCACCAAGAGGCTTGATGATGAAGTCATACAAGCTCTTCATTAATACTCTAAATCGTATTCAACAGATATTGCCATGTTAGAATTGAATTTCTTCCATGGCATCACCTCATCTTCTTTTTTAATGTATATACTGTAAGAGTTTGATTTTTGATCGTGTAGTATAGCTGTAATAGTATGTCCGCCATAAACGTTTTGCCCAACTGCATAATGCATGGCATCGTTCTTATAGTCAGAACCTATACTGATCTTTCTTACAATAGAGCTCATTACACTTTTTCCATAACAGGTTGAGCTTCATTTTTTTCAACAATAGTATAACTACCATCAGATAAGTCAATATTAACTTGGCCATACTCTTCTTCTAGTTCTTTCTTAGTTGCCTCTAAAGCCTCTGCTGCCTGCGCTTGAATATGCAATGCTTCATGCTTTTTGCTCTCAATAAAACCAATATCAATAAATGCTGCTTGCAATTTAGTTTGTTGGTCTTGAATTGTTTTTAACTGCTCTTCTGTAATTTTTGTTACTTCACTCATAATTTTAATTATATTTAATTTGATTTATATTTATATAGTTACTTGTTTTTTATTATTTACCCGCTACTAAGTTAGTAACAGTTGTTGCATCAGATAAAACATAATCTACAACTACTGGAAACCACTCTCCTTGAATAACGTTTGTAAAAGTAATAGCTTGAGCTGCTGTTGGTAGTCCAGGTGTTGCTTCTACTCTAAATACAGCATTAACATTTCCACCTGTTATAGTAATTAACTCACCATTCAAGTATCCTGCACCAGCTACATTTACTGCTACTGCTTGCACCGAGCCACCTGAAACAGTAATGTCAACGGTTAAACCTGTTCCACTACCTCCTGTTGTCGCGACCCCCGCAGCAGCTGCATATCCAGTTCCTCTTGAACCAGTATATCCAGGTGAAGAAAAAGCGCTTACAACGCTTGGTCCTACAGTTCCAACTGGTATTATTTGAATATTACCAGGAGCACTAGTTCCTACATATATAATAGAACCGTCTAAGGAGTCAGCCGCGGTTAAATTAGCTGCTAAAACAGGAGTTACTGTTTTAATGTCATTTGTGATAAAATCAGGTTGATTTCCGAATTGTCCCATTTTATTTATTTTTAATTATTGATTTTGCCTTTTCCCAAGTTCTTCCCACGAAATAAGCCCCGTAAACGGTAACCAATAATGTTTGAAATATTGGTATGTATTCTTTTGCTATTTTAAAATCACCTATGTTACCATCTGTAAAAGCTAATAAGCTAAATACAAATGTTAAAAACACCAGAACTAAAGGTCTAATGTTTTTAGCTAACCAACTATCAGAATTCATATCTGCATTCCAACGGTCTGTTACTTGCTGCTGAGCATTATTGTCAGCTTCTTCAAGAATGATTTGAAGTTGTTTTTTTATTTCAAGCTTCTCTTCTTCAGTTGTTGTAAGCTTGTCAATAACGTTACCAACCTCTTTGATAACGTTACCTGAAAGCCATGCAAATATTTTTTTCATTTATTTCTTTTTCTTTCTACGATTATCTAATGTTGAACTACCTACTTGAACTCCTCCTCTAGGATATTCGTCATAATTTGAATTACCACTAGGCGTTAGAGTCACTCTGTTGTTTCCAGCCTTATTTGCTTGCTTCTTTAAACTTATGTAACGCATGTTTCTTCTTGAAACTTGAACATTGTCACTACTCCTCCCTGTATTAATGTTGTAATTTCCTTTTTCGTCAATACTTTTTATGGTACCTTTTCCGAACTTATCTCCTTGTTTAGGCCATAGATTTAAGTTCTTCATCTTTTGATTTTTGTTAGCATTACCTATGCTGTCTCTTTCTATGTCTTTTTTGTACATGGATGTAACTATATCGTCTTTAAACTTATCCCCACTAGGAGTAGGAGCAGGAGTATTATTAACGTATTCTCCTCCAGGGGGAGCATAGTTTTCACCTTTTTTTTCATCTGTTACTTGCAGTAAAGCAGAAGGAATTCCTGCACCTGTTTTTTGCATTGGACCACGTCCTGCGCTTTGTTTGTAAGCCATAATATTTATTTGTTTTTTGTTATTTATTAGTAGATTTAGAATCACTAGATAATTTTTTAACTCTTTTACCAGGAGTGTATTCAAAAGAACCTCCCATGCTCTCATTAGAGCTTACTTGATATGAACCAAAATTTCGCTTACTACGTTGTACCGTGTGATTTGGAAACCTAGATTGAACAAGATCAAATTGTTTATTAATAACATTGTCTTTAGGGTCTTTTTTTCCCTTTTTCTCATCTGTTGATTGAAGTAAAACAGTTGGAATTCCTCCACCTGTTTTCATCTTTGGTCCACCTCCTGGTTCTTGCTTATAAGCCATAATATTTATTTGTTTGTTGTTAAGTCTATATAAAAATGTGATAATTTTTTAACAGTAACGGTTTTATTTAAGTCACCAGTATATTCACATATCATTGTGTTTGAATCTTTTAAAATGTATTTTATATCAACGTAGTAACCGTTATCTGGATTATGTAGTTTAGTTGTAAAGGTTTCTCCATTGCTACTCACAATATATTCTTCTATAAAGTCATTTTCAGAAAAGCTAGTGTTAAACACTTTAACTGGTTTAGAGTCATCAGTTATGATAGTCATAACATATGAAGATGTTTCACTTACCCAAGAACCTTCCATTTTGTTTATTTGGGCACTTAATAGTAATGTTGATGTTAATGTTAATAATAATAGTAGTTTTTTCATTTGATTAGATTTTAATTTTGTATACTTATATTATCACGTGTATTTCAACTTATTTGCTCTATAAGCTTCCTTTTCCCAAGGCAGGTTTTTATTACCTTCATCCATAGTGGATCTTGGTATTTTTTTGCCTTTCCAATAAACGTTGTTATTGTCATAATCAAGATCACCTCTCTCCATTTGATCTAAGTGAACTTTCTCGTGTCTAACTACATCTTCTTGCTCTAGTGGGCTTAAGTTTTTATCTACTA